TATTTTTTGATAGTGCAGCAGAAAATTTTTCTGAAAAGCTTCCCTGCGGTCCATTCCCAAAGTCTGCGCCAGTTCCAGTCCCAGGCGCACCATAACTTCCGGATACCCTACCACCTGACTTTTCAGAGTTTGCGCCACCGCCCCATGAGTCGTAAGCGCCCTCATCCCCAAAATTATAACCTGCGAATCCGTCTATCCCGCCTATATTGTCATTGCTGCCTGTTGAAGATTCATGACCACCCCAACCGTCTACACCCCCAATATTGTCTCCAGAATCTTCTCCGCTGCCCTGACCGTATCCTCCGCCTTCGCCACCACCCTCGCCACCGGAACAAACAAGTGACCTTGATAACCGGACCTTTGAAGTCGGTTGACAAATAAAATCAAACGGGTCAAACAGACTTTTCATAATGTTCCCTCATATACTGTCCAAAGGCGTTTCATTTTGGTCAACCTCTCGTATGCTTCAATATCCCGATAAGAAGATGCCCGGAATTTTTTAAAGCCTTTTTCTTTCAGTTTTTCCAAAAACTCAGGCATAAAGTCTGCCAGTTTATTTTTACACCACACACACACCAGAAAAGCCATTTCTCCACAGTTTTTGAATACACAAAGGCCAATAATTTTTTCATCTTCCATTCCTATCAGACCTTGATATTCCCCGGATAAACATTTTTCCAAAACCCTATAAGCAGGAGTCTCTATCAAATTACATTCCCGGATCATCCGATACAAATAAATGAAATCTTCTTTTTCGGTAACGTCTTTGATCATTACATCGTGTTCCAATCGTATTGTGCAAGCAGCTCATACGGCTGTAATGGGTTGCTTGTTTCGGAATATTTTCCGAGTTCTGCTACGGCAGCCAACAATTTAGGAAGCTCTGCCTTCATACTGGACCCCAATGCCGCCGCTTCATATCCTTTTTGGGCAGTCTGATTAACGACATTCCCCATGCCCTTTGAGATTGCATCGGATGCAACGCTGCTATTCAGGACACCCCTGGACGCAAGGTTGTTAAGTATCCCGGTCAAGTCTGTCTTCATGGAGTTTTTTGCCATGGACCCGTAAAGCTCAGAGCTGGCCTTCGTGGTGTTGTCCACATTCGTGTTGTAATTTGCCAGCGAGCTTTTAAGCTGTGGCAGGATATTATTCATTAACCCGGTTCGATCTGTTTCAGATAATCCGGAATATGATTTTGAATACTTGTCAGGCTGGAATATGTTCTCTGTATTTACGAGTGCCATTTTTTATCCTTTCAATGCTTTGATTTCATTGGTAGCGTCTTTGATTTCTTTCGGGCATCCAGGAAGCGTGGCCACGAATTCAAACAATTTATAAAAACATTTATTGTAGATTTTCGATAACTGCATATCCTTTAAAGACTCCTCTTGTTTTTGTTGGGTAGCGGCTGATTCTGAGGCTTTTTTAGCGTTATAAGCGACCCAATCAAAATCAGATACCAATGCCCCGGCATGCACATCCTGAAGATATTTTAGATAATCTTTATTGTCAGAATTCTGACAAAACACAGCCCCGTCAGAAATCCTTTTGATATGACCAAATGAATCATTTAACCGTGTGTATGTTTCCATCAAAACCCCCGTTAAGATTTTCTAAAAATCAAAAGACCCTGAATGATCTTTCGGCCTGAATTTGTCCACCCCGTGCTGTTCTGATTGATAAAAGCTTGCACTGTAGATGTGCTTCCGCTTATTAGAATTTTCCCGGTATTGGTAGTATACGATCCTGCATTCATTGCGACACCCAATGGCATTACCGAAGAATACTGTGCCGTGTCGGGCACAGTGAATTGTGCCTTCGCGCCGTTTGTTCCATCTGTGTCGCTATCACCATCTATTTCAAAAATGCAAAAAGAAAGCCCACCTATCCGACCGGTATATATTGTTTTTGTGGTGAAGCTGGCCCACCCGGTTACGGTAGATGTGGCAGAATAGTCGGTCAATGTGAGAGCCACCAAATCGTCCGGATATTTTTTGGTAGATGCTTGCATATCAGTAGTCGGCGTAGGAACTATAGGCGAGCTTGAGAATGTCTTAACCCCTGCGATGGTTTCGTCGCCAGTTAGAGCTACTTTCAACGCTGCCAAATCGTCCACATATTTCTTGGTTGATACTTGAAGATCTGTGGTAGGAGCAGGAACAATCGGGGACGAGGAAAAAGTCTTTATCCCGGCAACGGTTTCATTCCCGGTCAATCCAACCTTCCCGGCTATAGCAGCCTGCAATACATCTACCTGATCCTTCAATGTGCTTTCGCCATCCCTGGCATTCACAACCTCAGTCTTTATCAAAAACAATTCTGCCAAGTCATCGGGGATCTTCGCAAGAAGGGCTTGCCCAAATGTCGTAGTTCCCGTTATTGTCTCTTGACCAGCTCCCATCTATGCCTCCAAAATCTCATATTTTACAACCAAACCATTCAAGTGGAACGGATTCTCACCGACTAAGATATTGTCTATTTTTATCTGAAAAGACCTCGCATTAATATTCACATCAAAAAAAGAGGGGTTTGAACTCGATAGTATTCCAACGTTTTCGTATTCTGAAATAGTCGTGTTCAACAAGTCATTAATCGTCAACGAATCATTTGCGCCTATACTGACACTTTTCACAAGAATCGGAGTTGCAAGATTCCCGTTTTTATAAATACTGACGTTCATTGTTGCACCAGCCATTGACCCGGCTATAACGTGAATTTGTCTCAGATCATTGGTTTGAAAAGGAAAATCCATATAAGCTGTTCTAACGGATGGGCTTATCGCTGTGGTGCCCAAGTCTAAATATGCTGTTTCAGATTCTTCATAAATGAAACCATCTGCACACCCAATTAAAAATTTGTCCCCACATAACCCCATAAACGTCGGGGTTATCGGCAACTTGTATCTTGACCATGGATATCTGATCTGTCCGGATGCATCTTTTATCGGTATCTTCGTGTGGCATATGTTGACATAATCTCCGGTCATATATAACCAATATTGACCGTTTCTTGCATTATGCCCGGCGATGGCTGTTGTGGAGTTCCAGCTTGAAAACCGTTCCTTGATCGGCGTAGCGATATCAAAGAATCTCAAATCTCCGTATTCCTGAACACCCGTCAAAGAGTCTATCCCAACTTTTGAGCTGGTAAACAAATCATTCCCGGTATTTTTAATAGTTTTTGGTGTCGCCCATACCCTTTGAAATAAAGGAGTTATTTTATATTCTTCCGGTGTAGCTCCCGTGCGCTTGCAAATATACGGCTGATCCTCTGTCCCATATACATACATTTCGCCATATAAATCTTCTGCGGCGCCAACCCGGTAAGAATTCTGATCCTCATCTACGACCCCGACCCATCCGCCACCGTTGACCGTGGAAAAATCAAGATGGCTTAGATGCCCATACCACAACCCTCCCTTACGATCCGGATCATAAACCCATAGCCTTTGATCCGAAACGATAGTCCATTCTGATTTGGGTGGCAATCCGGGATGAATACGCATTTTGGGCTGTTTTGTGCTGTCACTGGTTGCACCTGCTGCCGTAACCATAGCTCCTGCAGTGGCCGTCGAATAAGAAAGCGTGAAAGAATCACTTTTCAATAAACAAAAATAGGCCGTGCTTGGTGATAATTGATTAGAAACTTGAGCCGTAGTTATGTAAACATCCAACATATCAGCAGATGATGACGGGATAATCCCGTCATATGGAGTGCTTGAAATTGTTGTTCCGCCCGTGGAAACTATATCTATGGTCATGGTTGCCGATGTCGTCGTAGCCACCCCATAAAAATAAACCTGAGTCGGCGGGATAGTGAACCCTGCATCCCATGCAGGAGTCGTGAATGTACACCCTACCCCGGCTGTCGTGACTGCTATGGTCCCATCTAAATCACCATCGAAGTTATCAAAAAAAGTCCCCCCAGGACCGGAGTCGTATCCAAGATTTACAGAAGTTGTAGAATCACAGAATTTTAAATATGATCCATCGCTTATGATTCCGACATCATTATATGCAGTTATTTGAGCTTGTCCCATGATATCATCGATCTTGACAGGCGTGACACCGGACCCATCAGTAACCGAGAGATAGAACAGATCATAACCGCCTCCGGGAGTGCCAGCAGACACCAAATCAACATACTCACCACCAATTGAGCAGGTTTTTGCATATCCAATTGTAGCCCCGCCCCCGGTCATGTCGATAGCCGTATCGGTGTATTTGACAATGGCTTTCCTTGCTTCCAGCGTCCCGCCCGGTTTTATTTTAAAATCGATGCACTCTGCCATTTCAGTGCTGTCAATCATGTCGGCTTGAACCGAAGTATTTTCACCAAGTGGAAAACCTTGGAAAGGTATAGTGTCGACCTGTCTTTTTTTGCGTGGGTTTTTAAAATATGCCGGGAGAATAAACAATTAAAATCCTAAGTTTGTCTTTTGTTTAAACGATCTCTTGACAAGCCTTTGCATCCCTGACGCATTAAACGCCTCTTTCAATGCAAAATCTCCTGTTATATCTTTTTCATTCCTGTTCTTAGCCATCATCACAACGGCCGCCCTTAAAACATGATTGAACTCATCATTGTAAGGCATTGAATCACCCAATTTCAATGCGATTTCTTTTTCATTGTATTGGATATAAACCGCCGTGTCCGCAGAAACTTCCCGTTCAAAAATCATGTCCAGCTTATGCACACCATAATATTCTGGTGTACCGGCTGATGTCTGCTGCAATAATGTTTTGATCTCTCTTGTGTTATCGAAGATTAAATCCGAATCATCTATCTGGGCTTTTATGGGAGACGCGAAAGAAGATGGGAGGGCGACCGTACTGCTACCCGAAGATACTGTCAACGTGGCATCCCCAAACACCCAATCACTCCGTAAAGAACCAAGATGGGAGGCGAGCGCTGGTAAAACTCTGTTATAATAATCGAGAAGAAGCGGAGTCGAGTATTGACCCAAATCCTCATCCCTTAAATCATACCTTGCTGATGTAATCTCTACGTCAATAGTGGTCATTTTGTTAAGGGAGGCCGAAGCCTCCCCCTTTTTGAATTAAGGTTTATTAGAATCCCTGGTACAAAGGGCGAACACCTCAAGCTTCACAGCCGCGAGAGTTGCGGCACCGCCTGCCGTGGTCCCGTTGACATCAATGGTATCGGCATCCGCAAAATACTTAGGAGCAAAAGTCCCGCCCAAAATAACACCGGCATTGGCTGTGGTGGTAGCCAAAGCGCTCCCCCAGGTTGTCATGGTGCTCCCATACCCGATATTGCACACCGTGCTTGCCTCTCCTGTCAGAACCTTGCAGTATGCTGTCAAGACAGTTGTGCCAGCCGGGATATTCAAAACGTTGGCAGTGTCGGCACTGGAAAGACAAGACAGGTTCTGCAAACTGAAATCAACAATCCGGTTGAGAACAACCGTTTTGCCATATTCCACAGGAGCCTGGATGGTCGCCCTTCCGCCTATACTGCCGTTGGTAAAATTATATGTGGTCATTTAGACCTCCTTTAAAAAACGTCGAGGTTTTTGACCATCTCGGCCATAACTTCAATTTTTATGGCCGCCATCGACGTCGCCCCGCCAGCCGTGGTAGCCACCAAGTCAATGGTATCGGCGGCGCTAAAATATTTGGGAGCTGCTGTCCCGCCGATGATGGTATCAACATTGGCTGTGGTCGGGGCAATATTCGTACCCCATGCGGTCGCAAGAACACCAGTCCCGAGATTGACAGTCGTTGAGGCCTCCCCCGTCAACACTCTGGCATATGCCCTCAATACTGTGGTCCCGGCAGGGATGTTGATCACCTGGGCAATATCATCATCCGTACAGGATAATGTCTGTTTGGAAAGATCAATAATATTCCGCCTAATGACAATTCTGTTTTCATGCAGAGTTGTTTCAGGAGGTACCGGCACATTTGCAATAGATCCGTCTGTAAAATTATATGTAGTTGCCATTTATAAAATCCTCCTTATCAGGATGCTTTCTTTGCATAGCAAGGCATTGTGATCGTTCCATAATCCTCACTTTCAAAGATGGTTTTTTTGATGCCGAATACGCTTCCGGCTTTGATGTACCGTTTGTCACCGGCATCTCTGGTGTACTCATACCAGGAAATCATGTTATCATTGCCCATTTTTTTCTGATCCATCTTGTCATAGGCGTTACCCATTGCGAAACATCCGGCCCGCGCAGCAAGGAAAAGATTCCGCCTTACCTCACCAGACGCATCGGCCGCCGCTCTGGACCTTATAATGTCGGGAGATTCAAAGATAATGGTGTTGTTGTATACACCGATTGCCCCGGTAAAAATTGGGTTGTCTTTGCCCCGGACATTAGCGTCCTTCTGGATCTCAATCCATTTTGTGGATGTGGACCCGCCCACATTGAGTTTTAGATCAGTGACCGAATACGGATGGAGAACCAGGACATAATACTGACTTCCATCAATACTGACTGGAACCATCCGATTTTCTTGAGTCTTCGCATTTTCGACAGCATAGTCAATCATGGGCAGTGTGATCCGGTCATTCGTTGTCAAGGTGGCCTCGGATGTTGCTGTACCGCCATAAACGACATGGTTTGAATCATACACCACACCGACCTGACCATGGTTAATTGTGATATCTCCACAGAGATACCGGAACATGTATTCCTCAAACTTTCTGGCCCACCATCTGGATAGCGCCCACGTTCCAGCTTCCCGCAAATCATGCACCGACCTTTGAGAAGACATTAGAGTCCGACCGGTAGCGTGTCTCAATTGTTCAATGTTGATGGTGTCCTGCTGGAAATCAAGATTCTCTTCGTTCCCTTCCAGTTCGTTTGATCCGGTGACACCGGCTTGTTTAAGTTCGACAAGGAGATCATATTTAATCTGATCGCCATTGCTTGACTCAAGGTCTTTGGCCCAATACAGCAGGGCGTTTTCATCCGTCCCAAGAAATTTCTTGAAAAACAGGGTTTGGCCCAGCGCCTGTTTCATCATCTTTTTGCCCCATATTTTTACTGTCTGGGGATCGTTTGTTCCAAAATCTAAATCAGCCATTTTTTACTTTCCTTTTTCTTTTAATAGCCGGTTCATACGTCTTTCTTCTTCCGGGCTCATCCGTAAGAAATCTTCCATGTCCATCCCGGCATATTTTTCGAGTGAGTCCACATCCTTTGCCATGTTAGCCCCGGCAACAGTTGATATGGGCAGCGGCTTGTCTGTCGGGAAAGGCTTGTGACTCGATGATTGCGAATTGTTACCCACAATCTTGTCAAGTGCCTTCCGGGCAAAATGCTTACTGCCGGATAAATACGCTTGCATCACTATTTCCGAATCAGCGGCGGGATATTTTGCATTAAATGCCGTCTGAAACTTTGGATTCGTAGATATTTCAAGCGCCAAGTCTTGTGCGTCAGACTTGTTTTTAGGAAAATCAACACCATTTTCTTGAACATACTGGTCAAATAAAGAACTCAAATAATTGAACTGCTCTTGCATCACAGGGAACGCTTCTTTGTAACCAGGTTTTTCATTCAGAAACCCGTTCAGCGCCTCATCGGTCAACTTTTTGTTCTCGGTTGACTTGACATACTGTTTCGCTGCGTTCAGTTCTGATTCCAAGCTTTGGATTTTTTTTGACAACTCAATATTGGCCGGAATCTTATCCGCAGGAATAAACGCATTCCCATCTTCGTCAAAATCAACAACAATTTTATCAATTGGCTGGCTGCCCGTTATCTCGGTAGGCTTGACAACACTGGCTTTTGCCAATTCAAGTTCTTGCTCTAACGCTGAAAGCCTGGACTGAGCCGATGTCAACTCGCCATGATATTTGTTCGCTTTAGCCATGGCCGATGTTTTGGCCTGCAATAATCCGTTGTTGACTTTTTCAAGCTCTGATAACCGCTCATCCCTTTGTTTTATAAGTTCTTCTGTGGTTAATTCTGGTGTTGGTTCTGGTGTTGCTTCTGCTGATACAACTTCTTTAGCCGGAGGCGCTGGCAATTCTTCTTTTTCTCCCGTTTCAGCAGGAAGTTCTTCCGTAGTTGTTCCCAAAAAATCATCCATCTCTAAATCTGTTGCCATACATTCACCTTTCTTTTAGGTCTCCCGTTGCCCGGAGGCGGCAATCTTTTATTTTGTATTTCACTGACTGTTTTGGCTTTATTAATCCGGATATTCTCTTTATTTTTATCCCGGTCAATTTCAAGCCCTGCTATATCTACCTTGCGATCTTCATCAGCAATCTGGACTTTAGCTTGCCTATCAGCGTCGGCTTGAGCTTTGTTGTATTCAATCTCTTTGTTTTTCAGCGCCAGCTCTCCGTTCAATCTGGTATTCTCAATCTCTATTTTTGCCTGATCCGCCTGAACCTTGGCTTGTGCTGTTTGCTGATCCATCATTATTTTCATCTGGGCAATCTGCTGTTGCATCTGATTGTTGCCTTCGATGTATTTTTTCCACCTGGTTTTTGCAGACTCATCGATATCAAGGCGATCTATCACCGCCACCGGATCAACCGGGAACCCCTTAGCAACCATGTCTAAAAATACCGCCAGCTCAGCCATGGTTTTTGTCATGTTCCCTGGGGACTCTTCATATTTGATATTATATTTCAAATCCCTAATCGCCCTAATAGGAGCAACAAGACCGTTTTCTTTATCAATGATATGTCCGTTCTTCACATCAAACCGGTCATTCTCTCCTAAGATTTTTTGAATCTGCCAATCTGGCATATAGGCCGTAATCAAATAGGTTTTCCGCTTAGCGAGATAATTGCGCATGCGTTTATAATTTTCAAACAACCTGGAGACAATCGTCATGCCCTGCTGTTGACGTAGTTTTAAAACAATTCCGGGTTCTTCTTTATCTTTGAAGCCCATCAAATCGGCATTCATCCCGGAAATCTGTTTCATAGATTCTCTGGATATCTCTTGCATCTGGACCGACGCTGCCGGGAATTGGATCGCTGTCCGTTCCTTAATCTTACCTAATCCGCCTTCGTTTAAAAGCGTGATCTCATCCGGATTGCTCCATGACTCTTGAGCCTGATCCAGATCAACAAAAGCAGCGGCCTCTCCTATTAACCCTACGCCCTGATTCGCCATCATCCGGATAGACTGCATCCATCTCCGGTTGCATTCGCGCTGAGGATCAATAAGGAGTTTTACAATCCCATAATACTGAGCGTGTCTTTTAGAATTATCCTGATATGCATACATAGGGACAATAGAGAAGCCATCCGGATAAGCCTGAGAATCTCCATCGTAAAGGATGTAATCATGTGTGAAATGTATCCATTTGACCTTCTTCCCTGGGACTTTCAGAATTTCATTTTTAGGGAAATCTTTGGCCTGTTCGGGCGATATCTCTGTCGTCTTTTCGGGGCTCTGTTTATCAACCCAATAATACCTCATATAATTTTCGAAATATTCCACATGGCACACCAGCACCCGCATGTTTTCATAATCGTAGAAATCTACAAATCCATCGGAGTAGTCATCAAAAGCGGTTGATGTGGGATCGAGAAAGTCATACCCGGTTTGGTTAGTATACGCTCCTTGTGTATGTGCAAAAAAGATGTCCGCAATTTTATCAGAGTGTTCGGGATATCTGATCTTAAAATCTTCAAGCGTTACCCATTTTTCTACAATCACCCATCTCGCATCAGATAAATCTTGTTTCCGGCTGCCGGGGTCAACCTTGACCTGCCAAAAAGGGACAGCCTCTTCTATAAACAAAATTTCAGTGGGGTTCTCAGGCCGTGGCTGAAAATCAACCATCCGGAAACCCTTGCCAGTCGTAATAGAACTTTCAAAAGCCTCTGCATCTAATATCCTTGCATCAGTCTGATTGTCTTCTACCCATGCAACCAGCTTGCCTAAAACCTCACACAAAAACCCATCAGTGCTATCAACGGGCTGAAAACGGATATCGATGCCATTTTGAGTGAGGATGCCGACAATCAGCTCAACCATGGCGTGGACATAATTCCAAACCATAGGTTCCCGGTCCGTGGCCTTTAACGCAGCCTTTTCCGACTCAGACCATTGGTCTCCCGCCTTAAACGCGCAGGCTTGCTGAGCGTTTTTAAGCCAGTCCATCTCAAAATAATACGACTGCATCCGCATCGCTTTTACGCGGGAGAGCTTCGTGAAATCATCTACTTCCGATAATGGTTTTAGGATATCATCCAATTATTTTTCCAAAATTGAAATATCTTTGAGGATTATGCAAATATTGTGCAGAACAAGAACGTCACCAGAATCGAGAGACTGGACTCCTTCGACATTCCCACCAGTTGCCAGCCTGGCCGCGAGCCGCTTATAGTCCATTTCTGTGATTGCGATAACATGCCCAGTGTTCATTAAAATACCGGGCTCTTTTTTTTCTATTTTTGCTGCTGTGTTTGTCATGCGAACATCCTTCTTAATCTTTTGTTTTTTGCTATATAGCCACTAACCTTGGCTTCTTGATCTTTAATGACCTGGCCTAAAACTATTTTCCCTTCACCGAACCCACACATTAAATATCCTCCAGCTTCGACCGGATGGGAATATTTGTTTTTGTCTGGGGTATCGTGGTATCTCTCTTCTCCGGCAACCTGAATTCTTCTGTAGCAATATCCGCCAGCAAGCCCTTTCCGGGTTATAACACATTTTGGGCCTATCTTGAGAGCCGGACCACCATCTACTATCCTACTCAATGGCCCCGCGATCGCTTCTCGTCTTATTGTAAAATCGTTGGTTGGAGCTGGTTTGGCCGGTATGCCGTTGGCTTTAAGGATTTGATAGACAGTCTCTTCGTCTGTTTGAGCCCTCTGTTCGCCTGCTGGGTCTCCCCATATTTCCACCTCAACTCCCGGATAATCCCTTGCGATCTTAGGAGCCAGCAAATCAGCGAATCTTTTAGCCCCCATATTTTCTGTAACAAGTTCATCAAACCATTGATATTTCCCGAATGTCAAAGCTTCCCCAAAAACAGCCGCAGGGGTCAATCCGAAATCAAGACCGATGCCTATTTTTTTAGTCACCGGCCCGGTTATCCTCTCATCAAAATGTAGGGTGTCGTTGTATTCCGGGAATATCGGCATTCCATCGCTGATAAATCCGTATTTATTGCAATAATAAACCCGACAGTGGACCTTTGATTTGCCAGCCATTCGCTTTACATAATAATTGTCTGGCAGGTTGTGAGTGTTTTCGGCGCGTGGATTGGCAATAAAAACGCCATCGCTTTCTTCGATCAATCCGCCGGGCTGCGTGAAAAAATCCCAACCTTCCGGCCTGTTTTCTTCGGCCAGTCGATACCACCAATGATCTGTGTCAGGGCTGTTCGTGTCCATCAACAACCCTTCCCAGGTAGGGCCACCGTCTCTTTTGGCTGGATATCTACCAATCCGGTCGATAAGCGCCTCAACGATTCCATAGGGGGTTTCTCTGGCTTCATTAATCCAAGCCCCGGTTAATTCAAGGGACAAAAGCTTTTTGACATCTGCCGGCCTGTCCAGCGCGCGAAAAAGAACCTCCATCTCGACATCGTTATATCTGAGACAGTGAACCATCGATTGCCGGTTGAAAGATCCAAAAACATTTTCGGGGAACCAGTCAAGCCACGTTTTCACTGTCGTATCCAAAAGCTCACGGTATGTCCCCCGAATTACAGCCCATCTTGTCCGACGTTTTTTATCGGCTAATGGTATTTGAGTGCTGCCTTTTGCGAATATATCTATACAGCATCCTGTGGATTTGCCAGACCCGACCGGACCGCGAATAGCACGAACAAAAGCGTCAGATTGATGAAACTTTGCTATTGTCGGCTCGGCGGTATAGTTTATCTGCAAGTTGAGTTTTCCCTCAGTTTTATATTAAAAAATTGGTCTTTTACTTATATGGTAAAAATTGAGCCTTTGTATTAATTTTTGCCTGTTAGATTGAGGTTGAGTACTACATTTGCTTTTTGCTGATCGTTGTCCTTTTCGAACATACCAAGGTGACGGGCCACTGAATCGAGTGCCCCTTTTTTATCGGCCAGTTTTATTTTTTTGATTGTTTCAGGCCCAACATCCCCATCTTTGTCTTTGGTATATTTTGTCAGGACATCCATACCAGCAACACAGGCAGCGGTATCATCATCAAGATTTGTGATAGCCTTAATATCCCCGTTTTCATCGAAGAACTTTCTCGGATCAAAAAAAGCAAGCCTGGCATATTCTTTTAAAACTCGGTCTTGAGTTATCTCTGTTCTCTGGGCTCTTTTGTCCATCGCCTTTTTAATTTCGGCCTGAATCTTAACATTGCTTAACAGCCGACTTGCTTGCTCTGCTGCGGTTGCTTTTGAATATCCTGCCCGGATAGCTGCCTGGGTAGCATTAAGATCAATCAAATATTCCTTGACAAATAAAACCTGTCGTTTTGGCAATTTTTTAATTGATTCTTTTCCCATTACTTTTTTAACCCAATCCCCTTAAACTCATGAGAATAGGCCCTTACCGTACTATTCGTTTTCCCTGAAACTGATTTTTTGAGGGCTTTTTTAACGCCTGTTTTCAAGGCTTTTGCCTGTTTTGCTATAGATGTTACCATTTTAACACTTTATCGATCCTGCTGATTTAAAATTTTGTTAACGCAAATATTGACCGCTTTTCGCACTTTTGAAATAGTCGGGTCTTCTGATTTTATTTTCGCTGTTAGCGCCCTAAATTTGTTGCGTATTTCAACGTTGTCTCCATCCTCATATAAACCATTAATAACCGTCATGCCTGCCGGGATAACTGATTCCGCTATCAACCGAATGGTTTCAATATTCTGAGGGATTGTTTGATATTTACAGTCTTTCATTTTTTACTATCCCACTCAATCTGATCATATCCATCTCGATAAGCCCTGTTTTTGATATTCCTGATAAATTCGTTATTGCGGGATTTTTCTGGGTTGACGCTTCC